GAGCTAATTTATGTGAAAGACGAAAAGAAAAATGAGTTATTGGAGTTGTTAAAATGACTCTTCAATGCGAAGAACTATATCATCTAGTTGATTTGCTAGAAATGTATATAAAAGAAGTTAAGCAAAACAAAGTTATGCCTGAAAATTTAAAAGAAGCATCTATAAAATATAATTTAAATTTGATTGAAAAATTAAAAAGTGAATTATCTTTTAAGGGCTGTGAGTAGCTGTAAAAAGTGTAAATATCTAAGATTTTATGATGATAGAATAATCTACTCAGACATAAATAAAATGGATATTTGCACTAATAATAGCATTCCGATATGTGTTTTAAGTAGAAATACAAAAGTGATAAGCAAATATAAACTTAAAGATGGGACACATGTGGAAAAAGGCATATATCCAAAAGTTAGTTTGGATATGAGTTGCGAGGGATTTAAATGGAAACAAAAAAATGTAACCATTGCAAAAGAGTACTAAAAATAAACAACTTTGCAATAAGTGCAGATTTTTATTCAGATAGGAAAATATCAAGCAGATGCAAAGAGTGCTTAAATGCAATAGCAATGTATTCGAAAAGATATAAGCCACCCGTAAAAAAATTATTATTTACAATAGATGAAGCAAGTGAGATATGCGAAGCTTATGCAACTGGTTTATTTACTCAAATGGAGCTAGTTAAACAGTTGGGAGTTTCACATTCCACTATAAACAATCTTGTCAATAATAAAATAAAATCTTATTTTAAAAGGAAGAAACAATGAGAACTTACGACATAGTAAAAGAATTTAAAACAATTAGCGAAATGCTGGAAAATGACATTTTAGAAGTAAATGAAGAAACAGGAGAGGTAGTAGCAGATAATACGGAACTACTACAAGAGATGTTAGAGAGCCTTGAGCAAGCAAAAGATGATAAAGTAGATAGTATATGCTACTTAATCCGTGAAGCAAAACAAGATGAAGAGTTTTTAGCAAGTGAGATTAGAAGACTTCAAGACCGAAAAAAGATGTTTGCGAATAAACAGATAAAACTAAAAGAGCTTTTAAGTTGGTTTTTAAAAGATGAGAAAATTAAAACTGTAAACAACACAGTATCTTTTAGGAGCATAACAAGTGTAAAAATTACAGATGAAAGCAAGATACCAGCAGATTATCTAAAAGTTGTTGAAAAAGTAACGGTTGATAAAAAAGCACTCACAACAGCATTAAAAGACTTTGAAAAAGTTGAGGGTGCAGAGCTTGAAATGAAAAAATCACTAAGTATTAGATAAGGGCTAAAAGATGAAAACAAGTAACGAAGTGAATGAGATTTTTAAGGCACAAATATCACTACAAGCAGAGCTAGACAATATAGCAAAAGATAGCAAGGGGTATGGCTACAACTATACCTCTTTGGAGAAACTTATAGCCTATGTTAAACCAAAGTTAGCAAAGCACAGTATGGGGTTTATTCAAACTAATACTACAACAGAAGATGGGAAAATCGGAGTTACTACAAGACTTATCCACGAGAGTGGGCAATGGGTAGAAGATACTTTAACAGCAAAACTCACACCATTGGCAAAAATGAATGAGTATCAAGTTGCTGGAAGTGTTATAACTTATTTTAGAAGATATGGATTAGCATCTATTTTAGGTATAGCAAGTGATGAAGATATAGATGTTCAAGGACAACAAGTCATAAATCAACAGCAAAGACAACAACTAACTCAAATGATAGCAGATAGTAAAACAGACTTAGGCAAATTTAACCAAAGTTTTGGAATAGGTAAATTAACGGATTTACCAGCAAGTGAGTTTAATAAAGCAGTTGCTATGTTACAAAGCAAATTAAACAAGATGAAGTAAATAAAAAGAGAGGTAAGAGAGATGACATTATTAGAAATACATAAATTTAATATTTCAGAAATATTAAAAAAAAAGTTTGAGGAAGATTTAAAAGAACTTGATTGTCTCATTTGTTATCAAGATCATTATGATAAATTCACAATAGATATATTTAGGGGGGGAGGAACAACAGAGACAATAATTATACGAGTTGAAATTTTAGATGTCAGAATAGACGAAGATATATTTTTAGAAAATATTGATTTTATTAAAGATTTTGTAAATAGAATTAGTATTTTTTTAGTGCAAGAATTAAAGTGTGAAAATGAAAGTAACTCTTAAACTAACAGCTGGTTATCTAACACCATACACTCCAAAAGATAAGAAAACTTTGGAGGTGTTAAAAGATGGCATTTATGAGATAGACATTAAAAATATGGATACTCGCTCACTTGCCCAAAATCGCTCCCTACATCTCTATTTTACAATGTTAAGCAATGCTTTTAACGAACAGGGGCAGACTGTTCCAAAAGTTTTAAAACTTGAAACTAAATGGACACCAACAACAGTAAAAGAACTACTATGGAAGCCTATCCAGCAGAGTTTAGTAAATAAAAAAGAAACTTCAAAACTCAACAAAGATGAGTTAAACAAAGTGTATGAGGTACTTAGTATGGCACTTAGTCAAAAAATGGGAATTTATATTGAGTTTCCAAATAAAGAAAGGTAGAAAAAAGATGATAAAAAATAATAATGGAAGTATTGAAATTAATGGAAGCCCAAGAAATGTTTTAATAGAATTAATGCAACTGACACATCAAGTCGCTTTAGTATTTAGCGAAGAAGTAGGCAAAGAAGTGACACTTGAAGAAATGCTTAATCGTGGATTGGAGTTAATGAAAGAAGAAGTGCCATCCCCATCAAGCGAGGATAAAAAATGAAAGATTTTGCATACTGTTCAAGCCCACATAAACAAAAAGGTTTATGCGAAACTTGTAAGCGAAACATAGACTTACAAGACATAACAAACGAAACAGAGTTAAGTAGCGAGTGGAAACCCCAAAAGGTAAAAAATTTCAAAACAAAAACAACAAAATACAGATGCGAGGGATATTATGAAACAAGTAACTAAACTTCAAACAGGCATAATTGTAGGCTCAATGATAGGTGCAGTCATAAATATGTATTCATTGAAAGAGAGTGCGAAGCCAGTCAATACACTCAAAAAACGAATACGACAAATGATGTTAAAACGAAGTAAAAGCAACCCAAAAGAGTTTGAAGAAGCTATTAAAATTGCAGATACTATTTGGAGAGATGCCATAAATGAGTTTGAAGCTAGAAAAATAAAAATAGTGACTTCTACAACAGTCTTAAATTTTTATACTTATTATGAAAATGAACTAAAAAAGTATGTTGGTATAACTGAGAAAAATATAGAAAGCTTTTTACTATGGAGTGGCTACTCAACAGTAGAGTTGGAAGCTACAAGTTATGAAGTAACAGACTACATACTCGACAAGTTAGAGCCATATACTTCTATTAAAAGAAAGTCACTAAAAGAGAAGCTAAACAATTAATACTTGACTTATTGTTAATTATTTTATATAATAACACAAATACTTAAAAAAGGTAAAAAATGAAAAAATCAGAATTAAAAGCAATTTTAAAAAGACAAAGTGATATGATAGAGAGTCTATCTAAACAAGTTCAAAAGCAAAACAAGGAACTTAGTGAACTTTATGCACTAAAAGAAAAATTAGTAAATAAAGCATTAGAAGAAAAACAAAAGTTAAATATGGCAAATAATACGGTAGCTCAACAAATAGATACACTCTTATTAAAAGATAAAATCATAGACACATCTACAACAATGGGAAAACAAACAGAAAAACACTTACAAATAGCAGAAGCCGAAATAAAACGACTTAATGTTATTATTAACTACTTAGAAATGAGAGGAAAATAAGATGCTACCAAAAATAAGTATGATGGCAAGGCTTACAGTCGAGCCTGAACTAAGATACACACAAGATGGTAAGGCTATATGTAACATAAATTTAGCTTGTAGTGAAAAATACGGCGATAAAGAAACACAACTTTTTGTAGGTGCGACAGCCTTTGGTAAGACAGCAGAGTTTTTAAACAATGTAGCAAAAGGGCAAAGAGTTTATGTAGTTGGCAAACTCAAAACAGACCAATGGCAAGACCAGCAAGGGCAAAAGAAAAGCAAAATATCTATGACTATTGAGAGTTTTGAGTATGTGGAAAAAAGAGATAACACTCAACAAAGTGGGCAGATGCCACAGCAACAGCAAAATTATCAACAACAAGGGCATCCACAACAAAATTACCAGCAACCACAACAACAGCAATACCAGCAACAGCCACAGTATCAGCAACAACCAGCACAGCAAATGCCACCTCAACCACCTGAGATAGATATCAATGAAGATGAAATTCCTTTTAATGAGGTTCAATAGCACCTATACACAAGCTATTTGCTTTAAAATGGAAAATACGATATACTTTTATTATTCCATTTTAAAGGTTAAAGGATGAAAAAATGTTTTAAATGTGGTATAGAGAAACCACTTAATGAGTTTTATAAACATAGTCAGATGATGGACGGCTATTTAAACAAATGTAAAGAATGTGCTAAAAAAGATACAGCCAATAATCCAAAGGCTTTTTCAAATCGTGTAGAAGACTGCTACGACAGAACAGAAAAAGGTGTTATTCGTGTTATATATAAAGCACAAAAATCAAACTCAAAAAGAAGAGGACATAATCCTCCTGCTTACACAAAAGACGAGCTAAGAGAATGGTTATATAAAAACAACTTCAAAAGTCTTTATGATAAGTGGGTAAAAAGTGGGTTTAAAAAAGATTTAAAACCATCCGTTGATAGAATAGATGACTTCAAAGGATACAGTTTTGATAATATCAAACTTGGAACTTGGAAAGAAAACAAAGAGCATCAAACAGTTGATATATTAAATGGAACAGGAATAAGTGGAAAAAGATGCAAAGCAGTAGAGTGCTATAAAGATGGTGTTCTTATTAAAAAATACATATCTCATTCTTCGGCAAGAAGAGATGTAGGTTACAGTATAGAAAGAGCATTGAAAAGTGGTCGTCCAGATAGACAAAATGGATATATGTGGAGGTATAGTTAAAAAATGATAACAGATTATAAATGGGAACTAAAACTAAACAACGGCACAAAAGTTGGTTCAAACAATATAAGAGAACTACAAAGACTACAAACACACTTTTTTAGACTCGGTGTGTTTGGATTTATAGAAAAAGGATGAAGAATGTTAAAAACAATAGTAGAGGGGTGCGAACCTCAACGAGCATCTAAATATAGTGCATTTATAGATTTATTTGCAAGTGAAGATGTTACGATAAGTGCTGGAGAAACTAAGATAGTTGGTTTAGGTGTTTGTTTAGACTTAGGACTATTAGAAGATGAGCCTATATTCAGAGTAGACTTGGTAGGTTTAAATTTAGGTTTTATAGAAGGCGAGTTTTCAGAGGAACTATTTAACGAATTTTTAGAATCCCACTATCTACAACTAGAACCACGAAGCAGTCTAAGAGCCAAAGGGCTAATCGTTGGAACGGGTGTAATAGACCTTGACTACAAAGATGAAATTAAACTTATAGTGCATAATCCTGTTGCTGGAGTACACCTAATGCCTATTCAGTCTGATGACTGTAGTCTCATAGGAGAAGAGTGTATATGTGATGGAGTTGGGTACGAAGATTTTGGCACTTTTAGAATATCTAAAGGCGATAAAATAGCACAAATAGCACTTATGGAACATAAATCATACTTAATGGGTGCTAGTTCAGAAGCAGAGCGAACTGGTGGCATAGGTAGTAGTGGAAATTAAAAAGGATATAAAATGGAAGATTTAGAATTTTTTAAAAAAGTTTACAATGCCCTGATGGATTTTAAAGTTGGAATGGATGCAAGTGACAAAGATACAAAAAAAGAAGCTATTTTAAAAATAGAAAAACTTTGTGAGATGAAAAAATGAAACTACATCCATTGATAGACCCACAAAGTCCCCACTATCAAGATGAGGTAGGCAAATCCAATATTGAAGAGATGGAAGAAAAGCTAACTCTTCGAGAGATGATAGGTTTTTGTAAAGGCAATATTTTTAAATATGAGTATCGAAAAGTAAAAAAAGGTCAGAAAGAGAAAGATATTGTAAAAATACAAAACTACAAAAACTATCTAAGTATATTAGAAAAACTTTCACTCATTGATGATAGTATTTTAGCGAAAGTTGCATTTAGCCAAAGAAACATTAAATATATATATGAGGTGTAGCATTATGAGTAATTATATAAATTTAATGAAGTTTTGTGAAAAGTATGAGATTACTAACTCAACTCTCTACAATAAAGATTTACCTAAAAATGTCATTAAGTTAAAAGATGGATACAATTATGTCAATGAAGATTTTTTTTTAAAACGAAAAGCATTTTATGAGTATGTAAAATTAACTTCACAAGACTACTACTTTCTACTAACAGAACACATTAAAGAAAGCCGTTTAGCAAAAATCATTAGTATGCTTATAGGTGGGACTTGGCAAGGTTGGAACAGCTTTATGCAAAATGGTCTTTTTATTTTAAAAGTCGAAACAGTGACAGATTATAAAATACATACACAACTTTGGAAGTTTTTTAGGGTTCTAAGATGGATAATTTTACGAGTTAAGAAGCTTTTGCGATTAGACTATAAAATAGATGAGATAACTACTTTTATTTTAGACAAAAGAGCAGGTTTAATATGAGTAAATACATCCCACTTATAGAATTTTGCGAAAAAAATAAGTTATCCCCATCTATTTTAAATGCTAAAAATTTACCTAAAAATGTGGTTATTTCAGATGGTAGAAAAAGGATGGTGCAAGAAAGTTTTTTCACGAGAAGAAAGTTCTTTAAAGATAATGTTAAAATATTAGCACAAGACTACTATTTTTTATTAACAGAGCATATTAACTTAGGAAAATTATGCAAAATACTTAGTAAAAGATTTAATGATGATGCTAAAAATTGGTACAATTATTTCTACATAGAATTATTTTCTTTAAGAGAAATGGCAGTAACTAATTATAAAGTTAGTGAAAAGTTATGGCAATTTTTTAGATTTGCGAGATGGTTTATAATTCGCATTAAAAGAGCTTTTAAACTTGAAACAAACATTAATGTTTTAGTAGAGAAAATTTTAGATAAAAAGGCAGGGCTATTATGAAAAAAATAGTAGAAAACAAAGTTATATCCATAACAGATAAAGAGTTAGCAGAACACTTTGATTTTTCAAGAGTAAGTATCAACAAGTTTAAAAAAGCAAAAAACAATAAACATAACTTATACTTAGCTATGTTTAATTATGTAGCCAAAGGGGTAAATCGTGAAAGTTAAAATTTTAGATAAAGTTTACTCTACTAAGAACCTACATGTAAAAATGTGTGAGTTTTATTTAATGACTATTCCAACACTTTTAAAGTATAAGAAATCAAATAATGGTAGAAAAAAACTTTATAAAGCTATGTTGGAATACTACTATGAAACTCATACGGATGAGTTTGTAGTAGTAAATTAGTTTATTATTTATAAAGTATTTTATAGTTTTTAATCTTTTTTTAAAGGTTATTGCTATATAATTTTAATATCAAAACATAAAAGGAAGAAGAATGAAAAAAATAGTAAGTTTACTTATCGGATTAGGTTTAGTTGCAAGTGCAGATACATATAGAGAAAGAATTTTAAAGCAGTCATCGGAAGCTACTTGTAAAGTTATTTTAAGAGCTACAAATCCGTACATAGTTAATCAGTTAAAAAATGCAGATATAAAAAATAGCTTTAAGCCTTTGCGAGACGGTAGAACTTATGTGGTTACTGGAATAAGGTTTTTAGATGGTAGAACTTTTATGTGCGTAAATGAACTTATCCAACAAAAGCTATGGCTAAAAGGTGCTACTTTTTTTGTGGGTCAAGATGAAAGTTTTAGAACACTTAGTAAAGTTGATTTAAGTGTGTTGAAGTATTAGTATGAATTTATTTAATCAAGAAACAACAAAACAAGACAAAAATAGTAGTAAGAAAAATAGACATTTATTTTCAATCCCTAATTTAAAAATTGAATTATATAATGATAATTTTCAAAATTTTAAAAGATACCCAATAAGAAAAGCACAGCTCGTTATAGCCGATATTCCTTATAACTTAGGAAATAATGCTTATGCCTCTAATCCTGAATGGTATGTAGATGGAGATAACAAAAAAGGCGAGAGCAAGAAAGCAGGAAAAGCATTTTTCAATACTGACTATAATTTTAACATAGCAGAGTTCATGCACTTTTGTAGTAAGTTACTTATAAGAGAACCAAAACAAGTAGGTAAAGCCCCAGCTATGATTGTATTTTGTGCTTATGAACAAATGCAAATGGTCACAGATTATGGAAAAAAATATGGATTTAAAAATAGTTATCACTTATTTTTTGTAAAAGATAGTTCAAGTCAAGTGTTAAAGGCAAATATGAGAATAGTCGGAGCTATGGAATATGCAGTTGTATTATATAGAGATAAATTACCAAAATTTAATAATCACGGAAAAATGATTAAGAATTGGTTTAAATGGCAAAGAGATTACCAGAATATCCCAAAAATACATCCTACTCAAAAGCCGATAAAAGTATTAGCAAATTTAATTCAAATTTTCACAGATGAGGGAGATGTCGTTATAGACCCGTGTGCTGGGAGTGGTAGCACTTTAAGAGCTTGTTTGGAACTAAATAGACATTGCTTTGGATTTGAAATATCAAAAGATATATACAAAAAAGCAAAAAAAGAAATGTTGGTTATTTAAGGTAATGACACAACTAAAATACAAAAAAAGGCTAAATAATGTTAAATGTACCAATTTACAGAGCAAAAAAGATAGATAGTGATGAATGGGTCGAGGGAACAGGAATTACTGATGATTTTTTAAAAATTAATACATATGAACAATTTAAAAAGGAAGATAAAATTTGGCTTTGGAGTGATTACAAATGGGTTGAAATTCTCCCATCAACTCTAGCTATTCATTTACCATCAATGATTGATAAAGATGGTAAAAAAATATTTGCTAGTTTAAGTGAAAATGGCAAAGGTGGAGATGTTATTAATTTCTTAGATAGTGAAGGAAGAGACAGTGAAACAACAGTTATATATAAAGATTATGTTATTTTCCCTTTTGATTGGATAAATAGCAATATATGCAAAGTAGTAGAAATACAAAAAAAGGCTAAATAATGTTAAATGTACCAATTTATAGAGCTAAAAAAATAGATAGTGATGAGTGGGTAGAAGGGTATTTTTATATACACTCTAATAAAACTCCATTTATTGTAAAGCACACAATGGGCTTATTGGAAGTAGATAGTTGTATTTATGAAATAGATCTATCCACACTAGCTATCCACTTCGATGGAATGATTGATAAAGATGGTAAAAAAATATTTGCTAGTTTAAGTGAAGATGGTAAGGGTGGAGATGTTACCAATAAAGGTGTAGTTTTATACACCAAGTTTGGAATTTATGTAGGCAATAACCATATGTTATACGAGATGAAATCTTTAAAAGTTATAGGAATACAAAAATGAATTTGCTAAACAAAAAGATAAAGCATAATCGTTTAAGACCTAAAACATCTATGAAAAACAAAAAGACTATAACAAAAGATGATAAAGCCTATCTTCAATGGCTACAAACTCAAAGTTATAGTTGCTTTGTATGTGGTGCTTACCAAAGTATAGAATACCATCACATAAAAGAGCATAGCATAGACAAGAAAAACCATAAGAGGCTAATCCCTCTTTGTGTTATGCACCATAGACTAAATAATGAGTTATCAGCTCACGGAACACCAAAAAAGTTTAAAAAGATTTATCCTATGGAAGTACAAGAGAAGTATGCAGATAGTATTTACAGAAGATATTTAGAGGAGTGTGAGGGATGAGAGACACAAGAGAAAATATAGAAACTATTTGTTTATACAAACAGCATATAAAAAATATAGCTAATGAAAAAATAAAAAGTTATGGCAGTTATAAAGTAAGTGCTACTGAAATGAAGCAAATAAAGGAAAGTGTAACAGTAGTTTGTGAAGAACTTATAAAGGCTCACGAAGAAATTATTGAACTCAAAGAGGAAATCAATAAACTTGAAAAAAGTAAGAATAAATTACCACGATATTATGATATGAAGATGAGAGGTAAGCAATGAAAAATCAAGAACATCAAGAACAAGTAAAACTAATTCAATACCTAACACTACTTGAAAAGCAAAAAAAGATAGTTACCTTTTATGCTGTAATAAATGAGAACTCAGTCAAAAACCCACGATATGGTGCAAAGTTAAAAGCACAAGGCAAAAGAGCAGGTGTAAGTGATGTTGTGGTACTTCTGAAAGACTGTACCCTATATATTGAAATGAAACGACCACGAAAAAAACTAAAAAGTGGCAAATTATCAAATGAAAACTTAGCGAGTAAAGAGCAGTTAGACTTTATAGGGAAGTTAGAGAATACGACTTATGCCTATGGTAAGGTTTGTTATGGTTTTTTAGAAGCTAATAAGTACATAGATACATTTTTATAAATATATGTTTTTATAGTATAATAACACTATTAAAACATAAGGGATGAAAAATGAAATTACAAATAGTATATAAAAATATAGATGAAATAGTGCCTTATGTAAAAAGGATAAATAATGAAAACTTGTAGAGTATGTAGAGAAATAAAAGAAAGTAGTGAGTTTAGAAAAAAGAGAAATATTTGTAAAGAATGCGAAAAACAGTATCATATAGAGTATAGAAAAACAAAAGACGGTTTAATAAACTCAATATATGACAATCAAAAAAGAACTTCAAAAAAAAGAGGACATCAACATCCTACCTATACAAAAGAAGAATTAAAAAAATGGTTATTTAAACAAGACTTATTTCACGAGTTATATGACTTATGGGTACTAAGTAGTTATAATAAATATCAAAAGCCAAGCATAGATAGATTAGACAACTCAAAAGGTTATTCATTTTATAACATAAGATTAGTTACTTGGAGAGATAACGATAATCAAGCACACGAAGATATAAAAACTAAAAAATTAAAAAATAGTGGTTTGTTAAACGGAGGACATAAAGCAGTTTTGCAATTTGATTTGAAAGGCAACTTTATTGCTGAATATATGAGTGTAAGAGAGGCGGAGAGGCAAACCAAAACAAATGCCCCTCATATATCTGCAGTATGTAAAGGAAAGAGAAAAACAGCTGGTGGTTATATCTGGAAGTATAAAGAAAGAGGTATTTAATGGCAAGACCATCTAAATATAATTGGGAAGTGATAAAAGAAGCATATGAGAAAGGCTTTACAAAAGATGAGATAGTTAAAAAATTTAATATACCGAAAGCTATACTTACTAATAAAATAAATAAAGAAAAATGGGTTATTTTATGCGATGTAAATGCCGATGTAGAGGGATTAAATGTGAAATTAGAGGCAGTCGCACAAAACTATGCACAAAACCCTATAATAGAAGAGATGTTTCAAGATAGAATTAATACCATCATAGAAGATAACGAACTCATAGGAAACAATCGTAAACTTTTAAAAGCATTTCAAGGTTTAGTGGGTAAAGGCATTAAAGAGGGAACATACAAAACCCCACAAGACATAAGAGCAGGTGTAGGGGCTATTAAAGATATAGAAGCCGTAGCTAATCCTAAAACTAATGATATAAAAGTAGAAAACAATATACAAAACAATCAAATTACAAAAGTAGAGGTCGAATTTATATAATGAAGCTACAAGTCCCACATATATACAAACCACTATACACAGAAGATAAAAGATACTATTTTCTTAGTGGTGGTCGTGGTAGTGGAAAATCTTATGCCGTAGCAGATAGACTACTACTTGAAGCCATAACAAACCCTGATACTGATTTTTTATGTTTAAGAGAAATCCAGCTATCAATACAACATTCATCTAAAAAATTATTAGAGAATAGGATAGAGTTTTATAAACTACATAACTATTTTAGAGTGCTAAATACACATATAGAGATAGTAGGGGGTGGAAATATAATCTTTAAAGGTTTACAAAGCCATACAGCAGATAGTATTAAGTCCTATGAGGGTTTTAAATTTGTATGGGTGGAAGAAAGTCAAAGCATAAGCGAGTTTAGTTTGGAGCTACTTATACCGACGATAAGAGCAAATGGTTCAAAATTGTTTTTTACATATAACCCACGATTAGAAACAGACTCTATTATAAAACTAAAAGATGAAGTTGCTAACAAGATGCATATACATAGTACTTATGAAGATAATTTCTTCTGCCCCGAAGTCATAGAAAACGAAGCTGAAAATTTGAAAGTAAAAAATGTCAAAAAATATAATCATATTTATTTAGGTCAATACATACAAGATAGCGATGGAATTTTCAATGTAGACTGGTTAGAATTTGGTAGCTATAAAAAACTTAGATTTGACTACTATTTTATAACAGCAGATAGTGCTTTGAAAGATAAAGAGATAAATGACAACACAGTTTATAGTGCTTTTGGTATGATAGGGAATAACCTCTATTTGTTGGATATATTTGTAGGCAAAATTCAATCAATAGAAAGAGAGCAGATTTTTTATGAGTTCTATAACAATAATAGTAAGTTTCCATTTAAAGGTGCTTTTATAGAAGACAAAGCAAGTGGAACAGACTTAATACAAAGAGCAAAGAGAAAAGGCTTTATGATATATGAGTTAATGCCAAATAAGTCAAAACTACTTAGAGCAGATGATATTACTTCATATTTTGAAACATTCCATCTAAGAATTGATGAAAGCATAAAATTTAAACAAGAACTTATTAATGAAATCACATTATTTGGAACAGAATTTAGCAAACACGACGACATAGTAGATACTATTATTTATGGGTTTGATATAGCCTATAAAAATACCCCTGTAAACTACAATGATTTAATTTAAAATATGCTATAATTCCAATCTACCCACTAAGTGGGATATTTTTATAAAAAGGATTTAGTATGGCAATACCTACTAATGATGCACTTATCAATGCCCTTGATGTTTTAAAAGGTGCTATTGTTGAAACTCACACAGATGTAAAAGGTTATGTGGACCACTATGTAGCTTCACTACAAGCTGAATATAAAGAAGCAGATGAAGCACTTAAAACTGAGGTGTTAGCTTCTATTGATGTAAACTCTGAGGCTTTACAAACTTTAAAAGATGCTCTTGATTTACTTGATGGAACACAAGATGGCGAGATGAATGCAAAAGATTTACTTGCTGGTGTTTTAGCTAAGTCTGGTGCAAATAAAACTGCTATTGCTGAGGTTAAAACTGCATTCGATGGTTTTGTAGCAAATACTTATCAACCTAAAATTAATGAATTAACTGCAAAAATTGGCGACAATGCTGGTGCTATTACTACACTTCGTAATGATGTAGAGAGTGCTATTGCAAATGGTTTAGCTGGTCTTGAAGACATTACTAATAGAGTTGTATCACTTGAAAGTGCAACTGTTAAATTTGAAAGCCTATGGGAAACTCTTATAGACAATCTTCAAGTTATCGCAGATGACATCAAATCAAGCTCAAAAAGTGCTTTTAGCATTCCAGAGTAGCAATAAGGGGCTTTAATGCCCCTCTATTAAGGTAAAATATGACTACTAACATAACCCTGCAAAACAGTCTTAATGAACTACAAAACAGCATAATAACATCCCATATAGACATCAAAAATTATATAGATTATAAAGACACTCAATTAGCTACTAATGTTGTGAATGATTTAAAAAATGATAGTGATTTTATAAGTGATATGCAAACTATTATTTATAAAACTGCTATATCAGATTTGAAAATTAACATAGAGAAAAGTATTGTAGATGTTAAGATAGTTCAAAATAAGGCTACTATTGAAGTAGTTAAAGACTTACCAAGTATAATAAAGGAATAAAAATGAACATAGGTACTTTTATGCAAGGGTCTTCAATTATAAGTCATCCTATAAGCTATGAAATAGACGGCAAAGAAACAGATTTAAGCGAATGGGAACTAAGTTATAATTTGTACGATAGTGTTACAAAAAAGATTTTGTTTGACGGAGTTATAAAAGATAAAATTTTAAATATAGAGGGTGCTAAAACTGAAAATCTAAAAGGCAACTATATAGTTCAATTAGTTTTCAAAAATGGCACTTTTATAGATAAAGATACTTTACTGGAAATGACAATTAAAGGGGTATAAATGAAAGAAAAAATAGAAAATTTATTACATAGTATTTTTAAAAGAAGTACCATAAAAATACCAAAAAGGTTTATATAATGAAGTGGTTTGATGGGATTGTATCGCTATATAATGATTTAGCAAATAGAAGAAGTGCTAACGGTTCAAATGCCGTAGTAAGTAATAAAGTAACTTATCAAGAACTAAACGAGATATTTAAAAGTGGCCTAGGTAACAAGATAGTTAGGATTAAGGCAGGGTATGCTTTAAAATCTAATAACATAATTTTTGATGAACCTAACGAGAAAGAGTTCTATTTAAACAAACTACAAACAAAAGTTAAGGAAGCTTTTAAATGGAGCTTAGTATTTGGTAGAGGTATAATCGTTATAAATGATGGGGGCGACTTATCTTTACCACTTGAAAAAAACATAAACAAAGATAAGGTTAAATTTGAAGTTTTTAGTGGCGATATGGTTTCAGTAGTTAGTTATGAAACTGATTTAATGTCAGATAGATACTATAAGCCACAATACTATAATGTAAGAGGCTACAATTTTCATTATAGTAGGGTTGTAGATTTCTCATATATTAAGCCAACTGAATTAGATTTACCCACTTATAACTTTGGTGGAATAAGTGAATTTGAACTTATTTATAATCAAATTGTTAACGATGGAGTAGTAGAAAGGGCAAGTGCTTCTATCATTGAAAAAAATAGTTCACTTTTTTATAAGATACAAGGGTTTAAACAAGCCTTAGCTACAAAACAAGAGGATAGTATTGTTAAGTTTTACAGTATAGCAGAGGACAGAAGAAGCATATATGGGGCTGGGCTTATAGACAAGGATGATGATGTTGTAAATGTATCTCAAAACCTTAGTAATTTGTCCGAAGTTGATAATATATCACTTAGACGGGTTGCTATGGTAACTGGCATACCTTTACCTATGTTAATCGGGGAAAATGTAAAAGGCTTAAATAGTGCAGGGCAACAAGAAAAAACAGCTTTTAATGAGATGATAGAAAATATTCAACAAGATTATATATTGCCGTTTATCAATCAACTTTTAGATAAGTTGGGAATGGACCATATTAAATTTAAAGACAATCAAAATGTCACAGCACTAGAAAAAGCAGAGTATGAAACAAAAGTACTTGATAATGCTACAAAAATTTATGACTTAGGCTATGATGTAGATGAGTTCCTAAAAGAAAGAGGCATTGAAGTAAAAAGTCGTGATGAGTTCGAGTCTGAATTTTCAGAAAATGAAGAGGTAGAAGTTTGAAAATAGACATCAACAAAATACAACCTAAGACCACAAAGAAAAAAGTAAAAATAAAACCACTTAGAACACCGTTGAACCTTGAAAAAGAATTACACAACTTTAATAGATTTATGGTTAAAACAATAGCTAAAAGATTTCAAACACAAGTATTAGAAGCTATGAATAAAAGCACCATAGAAAAGTTCACAGATGCACAAAGTGGTAACTATGCTAAGATATATCAAAAATTACTTAGAAAATTTAAAAAAAGTATATCAAATCAATTTAGCGAAAAACGGATTAAAACATACATAACTAAATTATATGCAAGAACTAACAATATAAATGATAAAACATTTTATAGAGCAGTTGAAAACCAAATAGGCTTAGATGTGAAGTCTATTATAAAAACAGATGGACTAAACACATTTGTAAATGCTAAAAGTCTTGAAACCTCATCACAAATAATGAAATTACAAAGTGAAATGACCGAAAATTTATCGCAAAATACACTTAGACTTATGAGTGCTGGAAAGAACTTAAAAACATTATACGAGGAAGTTACTAACACAAAAAAAAAGAACTTAAATAAAAGTGAGCTAGTAGCTAGAAATGAGCTAAAAGCATTTAATCAACAGTTAAGTGACAAACGAGCAAAAAACTTAGGGGTTCAAAAAGCCGTTTGGAATAGTGTCGGGGATGAACGAAGTAGACCGTGCCATAAAAAACGGGATGGGTTAGAGTTTGATTTAGATAAAGGTTTATACAGTAGTTGCGACGGAAAAACATTAAAACCAAGTGAAGAAATTAATTGCCGTTGTTATGCCACTTATGTTGTAGAATTTGATTAAAAAATGATATAATTACATAAAAAAGGAATATAATGAGCCATACATATAGTAAGAAGCAAGTTGAAAGTACTGATGGGTGGATTAAAGTTATGGATAAAAAGGGTTATGTTATGATAAACAAACCCGTTTATTTTGCTTATAACGATGATGACGAGCCAACAGTTAAAGGCGAATATACTAGTGATAACACGATAGACAACCCTGACAATAGTGACTTATGGATAAAAACTACTTGTATGGGTTGTGTGTCCTATACAGTTGTGGAGTCATAAAATGGCTGGTTTATCAAATAATGATGGTGGAAGTGGTGGAGACGGAGCTACTTATAGCGAAGTTTGGAAAGAGTTTACGGGAGATGGAAGTACAACGGACTTTGATTGTGAAGTATTGCCTGATAGAGTTATAGTTATACTAGACGGCATAACTTTAAGTAAAGCAGATTATAGTAAAGATGAGACTAAAATCGTTTTTAATGATGCTCCAGATGATGGAACTGATATTAAAATATGGATATTAGACGAGGACTAAATGATATACATTACAATCGGCATTGTTTACACTTCCCTACTTATTGTAAGTGGTGTAGTAATAAGTGAGTATATAAAATTGAGAAAGACAACTCTATAAAACTCTCGTAAAATTATTTAAGGACTTGAAATGGCAAGTAAAGCTTTTAAAAATGCTATGAAAATTGGCAAAACAGAAGTACTGGAAGCAACAGCAGAGTTTAACTTAACAGAAGACACTACTACATTTGACTTAGGCGATATTGACTTAACAGCTGATGGTGTTCGTGTAGCAGTAGAACTAAACGGCTCAACTTTGGAAGATGGCGACT